AATTGTGGGTGCATAACGTCCCGGAGCGAATACCTCTAAAACGCGGTAACAACAAGAAAAAGCCGAATGGGGTAATTCATTTTGATAAATCGAATACTCGACTCAATTCATTTCATCGAAGATATTGGGCCATTGATCTTTGCAAAAAATATCATCCGGTGAACGAAGTATCACGGGACAATAAGATGCTTTTTAATCAAATGTGGGCTTGGTTTAATACCGACCACAGAGTTAAATGGGACCAGGGTTGGCAGTTATGGGATGGCACATAGTAGTCGCAGCAAGTAAAGGATATGAACCGGGGTTGAGGGCTTTTTTGAATAGCTTTGACCATTATCATCCTGGTACAGAAATCCAGATCCATCTACTTGCATTAGAAATGCCGGAATTCAAACCAATGATGGATTTTCAAACGCATTACGTTGATATTCCCTGGGTAGAACATCCAGCTGGCGGCAGGAATACGGCATGGTCAACTAAAATCCCTCGTTTTAAATATGCTGCCGAATTAGATGGAATAGTCATGTTGTGCGATGCGGATATGTTTTTCTGCGCTAATGTGGAATGGATGTTCAGGACAGCGGAAACCGGATTGATAATTGCCGGGAGTAACGGCTCAAACGTCAGGTATCATAACGGATGGCGCGAGAAATACAAACTGCCCATACCTGATTTCTATAATTACAAAACTATCTGCTCAGTGCCTACGACAATGGATACTCGGTTGCACGGTCAGGTATGGATTGATTTATACAACCATAAAATGTCTGGCGGGGAAGGTGCCGACTTTGACCTTCAAAACATTTTTATGACCATCCATCAAAAGCAGGGATCAATAGTTGCCCTTCCCAGCCAGCAGACTACCGGGATACACCATTTCATGCTCAAACCTGATTCACGGGTGGTGAACGTAGACGGTAAACTGGTAACGCGTGACGGCTTAGAGGTTTATATCGTTCATGGGAAATGGTGGCAGGACGGGTGGTACAATAATCTACTTATTAAAATGGAGAACTACTGCAAGGGAAACGGTGCTTGTTTGAGGGGTGCTGAAGACAGTCGAGAAATATTAAAAAGAGAATTCGAGAGGTGGACAAATGCCTGACTTTGAAGGGACGGGAATAGTTGAATTGCAGCCTTTGGATCAGAAGGTGCCGGTTCAGTTTAAAGTGACGGTATGCACCGGAGCATCGACTAACGATGGCTATTTGCCTTATGGATACAGTGTGGCCACCGCATCGGTAACTGCTACTAAGATGCCGGTTAACAGAAGTGCTACAAGCGCATTGATACCAAGTAGTGCTTCAAGCCTTTCAGTGACGTCTAATATCATAACTGTTTTCATGGATTATCCTGTGTCTAGCAGTTCTGGTGTTTCCACTTTGGGGCCGGGTACATACCATTTGACCTTTCAATTGAATCTTAACACCGGGAGTTGTGTGCGTGAGGCCAATTTTAACCGAGTTTTTGCGAGGGACAAATGATGTCATTCATAACCAGTTTGATTACAGCACCCGAGGAAGAACCTGTGGAGTTGCAAGATTTAATGTATCATCTTCGACTTGATATAAATTTTGCAACTGAAGAAAAATTACTTCAGACATATATAACCACCGCACGTAAAAGACTCGAACAGATAACCGGGCGTGCCTTCATGCGGCAAACCTGGATTTATTACATGGAAGATTGGCCCTCAAACGATTATTTCAAATTGCCATATCCACCTCTTTACAGTGTCACGTCGGTTAAGTATAGAGATTCGGATTATACAGAAAATACGATGGACACTGACGACTACCGTGTTCTAACCAATATAGAGCCAGGACGTGTTGCACTGGATTATGGAGCCACCTGGCCTTCTGAAACATTGATTGGGAATTCGGAAGCCATCTACACGACTTTTGTGTGCGGTTACGGCACTGATGTAAATGATGTTCCTGAACCTATTAGGGTGGCAATCATGCAGTTAGTGGCTCATTACTATGAAATGAGGGAGCCGACCATTACCGGGACGATTCTGACTAAAGTACCGGATATAACTTACACCTTGATAGAACCTTACAGAGTGTCGAGGTTTGGGTTATGAGAGCAGGAGAGTTAAGGCACAGGATAACCCTTCAAACTCCCGTTGAGGCAGCGGACGGGATGGGTGGCGTTACCACTACATGGATAATTTTTAAAACTGTCTGGGCGGCTATTTGGCCACTTAGAGGTGCCGAATATATCACGGCACAGCAAGTGCAATCCGAGCTTACACATAAGGTCCGAATACGATACCTGGCGAATCTTACTCCGAAACACAGGATCAGATGGGGTGACAGGTATTTTGACATTCAATCCATAATTAATCCAGACGAACGGAACATTTATTTTGAGATGATGTGCCGAGAAACAACCCCGGTGAAAGATGGCTAAGATAGGCAGCACTGGCAGACAATTTCAACTGATATGGCGTGATGATCCAGTCATAAAAGAAGTATCGAAAAAAACTGATGCCCATATGTTTGCCGCTGCGCAGATAGTTGAAAGACATATAAAAAGGAAGTTCAAGCAACGCACCTACGGTACTGGAACGGGTGAATTATTTGCAGCAATAAAAACAAGGAAATCAAAATTTGACGGTTATATCGTGGGAGTATTCGGCACTCCGACCGCCAGGTGGGTCGATTCCCTGGGCGCCAGGGCGATCTTTTTTGAATTTGGCAGGGCGGCCCCGGGTCATAAAAGCAGGGATACCGCGGCAGGCAGAAGGGCAAGGCAGGCGAATAAGGCGCAACCTCCAAGACCGTTTTTTAGACCGGGACTGCGAAGTGCCAGAAGAGAAATTCAGCGTAAGTTAGGGCTTAAGAGTAGGGTGGCATGAAAACATTATTCACGGGTATTTATAATCTATTCGCTCCGGTTGGTGCCAAGCCTGCGTTTTACACGGCACTTGGCGGCCAGATGTATCTGACGGAAGCACCGCAGGACACTTCATATCCGTATGCGATTTATCATCTGGTGGCTAATGATTACGACTTCACTTTCAATGACGACCTCGAGGAGTTTCTGATTCAGTTTTCTATTTATGATGATAAGATATCGGCATCGAATATTACCGATTACTTTGAGAATTTGAAAACCCTTTACGATTGGGCATCCCCTGTGGTCACCGGATATTCAACCACCTGGATGACAAGGGATTTTGCAGAACTGTTAAGGCTGGACGGTGTCTGGCAATACGTTGTCCAGTACAGGATATTATGTCACAAAAGTTAGCAATAGGCATCCCGCTCAGTTGGCCTTTCTGTCATTCGGATTTTATTGACAGTTGGACTTTACTGATCATGCGGGCATTAAATAATGGATTGAATATCGAGGTAATCAGAACCAGTAGTGGCGACATAGGTGATATGCGAAATACCATAGTGGAAGAGGCACAGAAAAAAGAATGCACTCATTTGTTGTTTCTGGATACTGATATGATCTATCCGGTGGATACGATTGAACGATTACTGGCGCATGATCTCGATATAGTAGGTGCGTTGACCTTTAAAAGGTATCCACCGTTTAATCCAATAATCAATGTAGGTGAACAATACAAGATGAAATATATGTATCCATACCCGGAAGGATTGATAAAAGTCACCGCCACCGGGACAGGGTGTTTGCTTATCAATATGAAGGTATTTAATAAATTAGAGAAACCGTATTTTAAATTTAGAAAAGTTAAAGGAAAAGATGTGGGTGAGGATATAGGATTTTGTTACAAGGCAGGCGATGCCGGTATTGATGTTTATGTAGATACTACCGTAAAGACGATTCATATTTGCATGGTAGGTGTCGATGAAACATTGTGCCGGTTGAATCATCAGATGATGGAACAGGGCAGGCAGATAGATTTTCTACAAGGAGGTTAGGAAATGGCTACAATGAGTGGGAGATTAGCTTCAGTCAAACTTGCAACAGCTACAGTAGAGGGTATGGGTACTTGGACCATTCCAATAACCCTGGACGAGATTGACGCGACGAGTTTCGGGTCAACCTGGAAGAAAACAGATGTGGGCTTTAGCGGCTGGACTGCATCCTTCAACGGGTATTATTCAACTGTGGATACTACCGGGCAGGGTGCTTTGCAAACAGCGGCCATTGCAGGAAATCTGATCACTACAATCAGATTCTATGTCGATTCCACATCATACTGGACTCCGGACGTTACTACGGATTCTGCTGCCGGATGCCGAATTACCAGTCTTGAAATAACATTTGACAAGGCAGATATCGGCAGGATTTCGTACACTGTTGCGGGTACGGGTCCAATAACTTTGGTATAGGTGTCTTATGAAATTAAACATGGATAATTTGAATCCACCCGCCTGGTTTGACCATCCGCAGGATGATGAGGCCAGGATATGTTTAAGGGTGGCATCGGCACTCGACCTTGAGAAGATACGCAAGCAGACAGTAAAGAAACGAGTGGAATACAAGCGAGGTCAACGATTTGAAGTTGACCATGTGGATGAGGAACTGCAAACGGAACTCACATGGAAACTGTGCATCATAGATTGGGAAGGGTTGTATGACCATGAGGATAAGCCGATTCCATGCACTGATGAAAACAAGGTGCTGCTTATTAGGAACAGTCCGCAGTTTTCCAAGTGGGTGGTTGATTGTCTGGATCTTCTGAATGAGGATAATGTGGAACGGTCAGAGAGTGCCGAAAAAAACTTATTGAAGTCGCAGAACGACTTGGCGAAAAGCCGCCCTGTGACATCTGCGAAGAATTAAAAAAAGGGAAACCTACACCATGCGACAGATGTTTGCCCGAGTTGATGCCGGAAAACTTCGATGCCTGGAAGATTTATTCCATCGTTTCGGGGCAGTTGATCATGGGGCCAGGTGGCCCGGTGGACATCAACCATGACGCAATCCACAAGGCGATGGATTTATATGGCGTTGAAGATAAATTAGGATGCTTTGAACAGGTATGCAAAGTCGCGCAACATATAATCTCGGAGCAACATAAAAAATGGAAGGCAGACCGTGAATCTAGGGACCGCATTAGTCGCAGTAAGAGCAGATATTAAGGATCTGAGAAAAGACCTCAATACTGCTAAAAAGGAAACTGCCAAAGCAACCGAGGCAATGCAATCTCGGGCAGAAAGTACCACAAAAACCTTTCGGGCGATGTGGTTGGCTTATGCTGCGGGTGCTGCCGTTGTTGCTTCTACTGCAATGAAAGCTATCAAAGCGGCATCTGATTTACAGGAAACGACTTCAAAGTTTAACGTAGTCTATACGGGCCAGCAGAAGGTGGCGGAAGGATGGGCAAAAACACTTGTTGAATCCTATGCCATGAGCACTCGTGAAGCAAAGGCACATTTATCTTCCATTCAAGATTTGTTGGTTCCAATGGGTATGGCAGCAAAAGAGGCTGGCAAACTCTCTTTTGAAATAGTCAAACTAGCGGCAGATCTCGGTTCTTTTAATAATCTTCCCACAGATCAGGTAATGCTAGATGTGCAATCTGCACTTGTGGGCAATTACGAAACGATGAAAAAATATGGAGTAGTGTTAAACGCTACTCGGGTGCAGCAGGAAGCGTTGAATATGGGCCTTGCGACTACGGTTAAAGAATTAACCGCAGCGGATAAGGCGCAGGCGGCATATAAATTAATCGTCGAAGGTTCTCAAGCTGCCATAGGAGATATGGAAAGGACTTCAGAAGGATATGCCAATACGGTTAAAAGGGCAGGGGCAGCATGGGAAGATTTTATGGCCGCACTTGGTGAAACAATTCTGCCAATAGCTACAACCGTAGTGGAAGGCTTGACTTCAATAGTCAATGCAATAAAGAATTTAATTGATACGATGTATGATTATCAGGATGTTGCTTCTGAAATGGTGGACTTATGGGATTTGAGTGGCCCGAAAGAAACTGTAAGCGGTTTGGAAGATTTTTATGGTGGTGGCGGTGGCCCTGGTTTACCCCCGCCTACTATACCACCAGCTCCACCGCCTGGTGATAATCCAGCGGTGAAAGCCGCAATGGAAGCTAATGAAGCCATAGCGTTGGCTGATGCCGAGGCGAAGGAAAGATTAAAGCAAGCACAACTAGACCATGATGCAGCTATGGCAGAGTTCAGGCAAGGCGTAACGGAACGGAATCTGGCTGCATTTCAGGAGGAAGCAGATAGGATTTTAGAAATCGAAACGCAAAAAGCATCAGCATTGAGAGAAGTTGAAAGCTGGGAAGATCAAGATTTCTGGACAAAGATGCAAGAGAAATATGAGCGATTAGAAGAATACCGTGAGAAAGATTTAATCTCCGAGGAACGATACCAATCCGCATTGGCTGGTTTAAATCGGCAAACTGCACAAGGTATTCTTGGTCAATGGACACAAACATTTTATATGCTTGCCCAGCAGGGCGGGAAGTTTCAAAAGGAATTTTTCAGGATGTATCAAGCGGCAGCAATCGCCAAGGCGACTATTGCAGGCGTAGAAGCAGCAGTCCATGCGTGGGATTTTGGTATGGCACTTGGTGGCCCTGCATTGGCGGCTGCATTTGCTGCTGGATCTATTGCATATACAGGAGCGCAGATTGCAGCTATTGCTTCACAATCAATGCCAAGTGCGCCCAGCGCAATAGCCACATCACCGGCTGGCGCAGGGGGTACGGCAACAGCTCCTGGCATAGAACCAATGGAAGGTCGGGCAACAGAAATTCACATTCATTTCGATGGTGGTGTGATTACCGATAAGACTTTCCTCGAGGATTTGGCAGATAGATTATCTCAATTGGTGGAAGGTGACGAAGTGAGATTAATCAGCAGTGAAGTGAGGGCAACGTAAATGCCAAATTGTAAATTAATTTGGGGCAGCAGCAGTCACAGTTTGACTCTGGAAATCGGCAGGACCGGCCTGAGAACGTCCTACACTCAGGAACGCTACCAGAACAAATCAGCCAGTGGAAAGATAGAGCAGATCAATCTGCACGGTATTCAGGAGATGGAGATTGACTTCTATCTTACGACAGATAAATATCGGGATGCGGTTGCCTGGTGGAGCTGGGCAAGGCAAGGGAAAACATTTGCATTTGCCAACTCGGCATCCAATACCGGGGCGACTACTTTGGCAAGTGCTGCAAGCCCCAGTGCCTTGAGTCTGGTGGTTACAAGTGCTGCTGGCTTTACATCCAGCGATGAAGTGTTAATCAGGTCGATAGCTACGGATGACGTATTTGAGTTGGTGAAGATAAGTGCTATCAGCAGTTCTACGGTAACCATAACTACAGCATTGAAATATGCTTATCTGGCAGGGGCGATTTTCAGGCATAAAGATTACTGGGGTTCCTGTATCATGCTTGATACCTCTTTTAACCCGCAGCAAAACGATGCCGGGTTTTACACTCATAGAATAAAGTTCACTGAGGCTTTATGAGAAATACAAACGCACAATTTGATTCGTATCATGTTCTGAGCCATAAAAGCCCGGTATTTATCATTGAATTTGATGGAGAAGATGTCGGTTATACGAATTTATCCCTAACCTCTGCGGGTGACGCGCTTTATTTTACGGCTGAGCCTTTATCTTTTGGTGGTGTGCCTCTTTCATTTGGCGGCAATGTAACTAAGACATTTGTGCAAAACATATCAGGGGCAAGTCAGAAGATTGTTCTTGAGGAAGGTCAGGCAAGCATAGGTAATTTTAGTTTTATCATTCAAGACAATGCGAATGAAATAACCGCATTGCTTTCAACTGATACTTCGTTTTTTCACCGCAAGAAAACAACCGTCTGGGCGGGATATGCCGGAATGACCTTGGCTAATTTCCTTATAATCATGGTCGGCTGGGTAACGGACATCAAACTGAGTAAAGATGGATTATCCTATGAATTTTCAATTACAGACCCTATGAAGTGGATGCAAAGGAAAATTTTCAGAGGTGCCGAAGATAGCCCGGTGACTTTGGGTGGCAACCCGGTAAATATCATGCTGCAAGTGTTAACTTCCACCGGGTTAGGCACTAATGGCGACTACGATATTCTGGCAGAAGAAAACGGGCTGGGGATTGATGATGCGTTTATCAACGTGGATGCAATAGAAACGACAAGGGATAGATGGTTCCCTGGTCCTGCATATAGATTTTCATTTACTATCAACGAAAGAATCAAGGCGAAGCAGTGGCTTGAGAAAGAAATCTGGAAGATACTGAATGTTTATCCTGTGATAGATTCGGATGGCAGATTTAATATCAAGCCGCACAAGCCACCATTGCCTGCCCTAACTACCGTCCAGAGTTTTGACGAAGATAATATCATCGGGATTCCATCTTACGATTGTAACCTGGATGCCTTAATCAACGAGGTTGAATGCCATTACGATTGGGATGCAGTTGACGGTGAGTTTGACACGCATGAATTCTATGTCAATTCGACTTCTCTTAATGCCAGGGGGCCGGGTAGTAAGCCGTTGAAATTCGAATCCAAAGGGTTGACTACCGCACTTGGTGCTCAGGATATATTTGCTAAACGAGTGAAAAAGATATTTGCCCGGTATGCAGTGCCACCACCTAAAATCACCATGAATACTTTCTTCAGCGGATGGTTGACTGAAGTGGGGGATATTGTCCCGGTGACCCATTCGGTTTTACCCGACCTTGAAACTGGCACTCGCGGGATAACCGACGTGCGGATGGAAGTGATTAATAGAACGATTAACTGGCAACGCGGAACGGTAAAACTCGAACTCGTTGAAAGCGGATTTGCCAAAGAACCTTATTGCCAGATAAGTCCCTCCATGACAGTGGTATCAGGTACGAGCAACACTGAATTTGAGGTAAGTTCTGCGGATGCTGCCAAGTTCCAGGAAGGTTGGGAGATATCAATGCACTATCCGAATATGGTGGTGCAATCCGCAAACGTAACCATTACGGATATATCGGGAACGACCATCACCGTTGACACTCTGGGGGCAACGCCTGCCGCAGGGTGGATAGCTCAATTTGCAGATTACGACAGTTGCACCGATTACCAGAAACTTTACTGGTTTTTATCGGATGGTAGTGATTACCTTGGGGCTGCGGATGACCCGGCACATTTAATTACAGCATGAGGTGAGATATGGCCTTTTTCAGTTTGGCATCATTGAGGTCAATACTGGCAACGGAAACGGATGCCGATTCTGCGGGTAGTGAAGAACTTCTAGGCCAGTTACGGGAAAACTGGGAAGCATTGACCATGCTGGCATTCGATACCGGGGTAAGTGGTACGGTTGACAGTGTTTCCACTACGACCCTAACTGATACTGGCAATTTTGCAGGGGTTGACGTTCATAATGGTCATACATTGCTCATCACTTCAGGTGTTTGCATTGGGAATACCTACACGATTGATGACACCACAGTTGATACTCTTGTATGTACCGGTGACAACCTTGAAACCGATGGTGTGGTGGCGACTGATACATACAAGGTATTTTACGATTTAAAAGTAAATACTGACGGACACGACCACGACGGGATAAATTCGGCAGAGGTGGTACTGGCAGATGACCAGGTAACTCAGGCTAAGATAGCAGCCAGTGCCGTTGGGCAAGCGCAATTGAAAACCACCTTGGATGCTACGGCCAATACGGGTGGCATGGCAGGATCGGGAGGGACAGGCGCATTTACCATTCCAGGCGGCCAGTATGCTTTTGTGTATCAACTAAAAAGCGATGGATCCACTGATTGTTCTGGATTTGATATTGCACCTTCGCTTAATGGGGTTGAATGCCTTGGCACGTCTTTCGTTCAAAGGCTTAATGTTGTTAATAATAATACAGCAACGAGAACCGTCACCTGTCAGGTTAGATATGTATCTGCATCCGGCCCGTTAAACTGGTTGTATCTGTTAAGGGATAAAATCACTGGAGCTAATGGTGGTGAATTTTTTCAACCTGATCATTGTTGCTGGGGTAATACCAAAGACCCGGATAAAATGCCTCATCCGTTCGGGAATTACGATAAGGCGAAATACGACCTGATAATCATCCATCCCACCGATGAAGAACTTAAACAGGCAAGGATACTCAAAGAAGAAAATGAAGAATTGGGTTTGCTCGAGGCCTTCTGGGAACTGTACGAAATAGATAGTGCAGAAGAAGCACAATGGCCTGATGACGTCGATGTATCCATCGGAATAGATACCGATTGGAATACGGGTGAAAAGACTGTACGGAAACAAAAGATTAAAAAGCCTGCTGATGCAAAGTATTACCAGTTGAAATTGAAGGATACTTGAAGTGGTTGAGGTGCAAGAATGAAAAAGTTAATTGTTTTTCTGGGTATGGCATTATGTCTTTGTCTAAATGGGTCAGCACTGGCATTGGATATTGATACCGACTCCAACGATGCGGTTGATATCGTCTACGGTGGCACCAATGCGACTTCTGCGGGGGCAGCATTGACCAATCTGGGCGCCGAATCCGAAACCCATGCCTCGGAACACGCTGTTGGTGGTGATGATCCGGTTATTATGGATTTGGATGAAATAGGCAACCCAAATACCTTCAAGACCTTCACGATGGCAAATTATTATCTTAAATTCGATTGGACTACCGCAAATCCTTTTGCTGCTATCACTTTATTTGAACTTGAATCCGAGGCTGATCCTACAGATACCGATGTGGTTTTTTTCTGGATAGAGGCCGGTGGTGATGGTGGAACCGACTTGATGAAAATCACAGGCACCGCAACCAGAGCTACGATGACAGGCGACCTCACTATCAATACCAGTCAGACCAATTATTCCTCCATTGATAACTACAAAGTAAATAATGTATCTCTGAATGATTTGGATATGGGGTTCACCGTTGGGCAGACGGGTACTACCCTGACCATGACGGGTGCAATCGTTGGGGAATTGTCTGAGATAGATGAAGGTGCAATAAGCGGTGACACTCTAACCGCCGCTCAATGCCGAGGCACACTTATCACCAACGAGGGCGATGCTGACGGTGAAACCTGGGCATTTCAAGGCAATATGCGCTGAAACTCAGGATATGGTTTTTGATGCTGGTGCCAGTGATAAAATATATGTGTCAGATGATGATTCGATTGCAGCAACTGGTAATGACGGCAACGTAACAATGGACTGTGCCAACGTAGGTGAATCAATGACTTGCGTAACTTTTTCCCAAGACGGTTCTACTTGGGATTGGCTATGTGAATGTGGAGCGGGATCATGCACAGGTGCTTAATCG